TTTTGCCCCTCACGGATATTGCATCAAACAAGATCTATGCTCCGGATTATAGAGATGGCGAGTCGGTGGTTCTCATTCGATATCCTCACGGAGGAAAGTTTGAGATTCCAGAGTTGACGGTTGACAATCATAGTTCCAAAGAAGCTAAGAGTATATTTAAGGGTGGCGGGCAGCTTAAGGACGCCGTGGGTATTAATACGGATGTAGCTGCTCGTCTTTCTGGTGCCGACTTTGATGGCGACACGGTTCTTGTTATACCTAACTCGCGTAAAGAGATTAAAAGTTCTTCTCCGCTAAAGGGGCTTAAGGACTTCAATCCTTCGGAGGCATATCCTGGCTACGAGGGAATGAAGGTTCTTAGTGATAAGCAAAAGGGTAATGAAATGGGTAAGGTGACCAACCTTATTACAGACATGACCCTTAAGGGGGCTAGTGACGAAGAGCTAACTCGTGCTGTTAAGCATTCAATGGTTGTCATTGATGCCCACAAACATAAGCTTAACTACAAGCAGTCCGAAAAAGACAATGGAATTAAAGAGCTTAAGGAAAAGTACCAAGGGCATTACGACGAGGATGGCAAGTTTAAGACCGGAGCCTCTACGGTTATATCTAGGGCGAAAGCTGAAACGCGTGTTCCCAAGCGTAGGATGAATTACAAGATAAATCCTACTACTGGTGAAAAAGAATGGATGTATACCGGGGATAAAAAGGCTATCGTTAAAGTTGACAAGAACACCGGAGAAAAGAAAGTAGTTAAATACGAGCCGGTTCTTATGGTGTCAACTCAGATGGCTGAAACAAAAGATGCTAATACTCTTTCTTCGGGAACGGATCCAGAAAAGGCATACGCCAAGCACGCTAATAAGCTCAAGGCTTTAGCAAACGAAGCCCGTCTTACGGCTGTAAACACGAAGCCTATGGCTTGGTCTAGTTCAGCTAAGAAAACATATTCTGCTGAAGTGGAATCGCTTGATGCCAAGCTGGCCAATGCTAAACGTAAGGCTCCACTTGAACGTAAGGCTCAGAGTATAGCTAACCAACAGGTATCGATTGCCCGACAGGATAATCCAGACATGGAAAAAGAAGATCTTAAGAAAGTCGGTACCCAAGCGTTGACTGCAGCACGAGCAAATCTTGGTATGAAAAAAGTTGATGTCGATATTACTCCTAAGGAATGGGAAGCCATTCAGGCTGGGGCAATAAGCGATCACAAGCTTAGCGAGATATTAACACGTGCTGATTTGGATGTGGTTAAGGCTTATGCTACACCTCGAAACAAGAAGACTTTGACTGCGGCAAAGAAGGCTCAGATAAAGGCTGCATATTCTAGAGGCTTTACTCAGAGAGAGATTGCTGACATGTTTGGAATATCTCCTTCGACAGTAAATGAAATAGTTTAATTATCAGAATAGCCACCTAGCTTCTATAGTGGGTGGCTATTCTATATTTTTTGATTATTAGTTTTTACTTATACTTTGTTTATACTTTTTATCCCCGTCATAGCTATATTTTTTACTATATTAAAGATGTTATTATGTTTTATATTTAGCATGGGGCGATACCCCCACTGATAAGTATATTCTTATAACAGAAAATTAGAAATAGGTTAATAAAAAGACTGCTACTATAATTTCGAAAAAATTTAATCAGTTTTTTACACGAGTTTTTAAATGGAAGTGTCCTAAAAAGAGTTGTCTTAAAAATTTGATTAAATAGTTTTGAGATTTTAGTTTTATCTACTTTCTAAGTTATACTTTTCTATATTTACTTCTTTTTTAGGTATAAAAAATGAATTTTATCAGGGGTTATTTGACAATATAATATAAAAACGTGTGAATATAATATAAAATATAATATAAAAATGACGTTCTATCGTTCTTTTTGCTCCATATTAGCCAAAATATAGCCTAAAAGTAGGTGATAACGTTGATTACCAAGTATTTAAGCACTATAGATAACCCATTTGACCCAGCTACGGACTTTGATAGGTGGTATGCCTATGATGAGCAGAAGGGGTATCACACATGCTCCTATCTAGCTAGGATAGCGCGTACATCCAGCTCTCTTACAGAGGCTGAGAACCAACGGGCTATCAATGCCGCAATAGATGACATAGTCCGATTGAACATCAACGGAATGTACATCATGACCAGGGAAGGTACCGAGGATGAGTAGGGTCCTACCCCCTACCCCTACCCCTGCCCACCCTACGGCCCTATGGGTAAGACTAAGAGAAGTAGTCTAACACTTTAGTTGTTAACAAATGTGATTACACAAAAGAGAATTGTTCTATCCGGCACACCCGACCCTTCCCCCTTGGCCCTCCTCACTAGCGAACTAATAAAAAGTTTCTAAAAACTTTTACAAAAAACTTTTACACAACAAGGACACATATTTGCCATAATTTTATAAAAAAAATAAAAAAATAAAAAAATAAAAAAAAATAAATTTTTATTTTAAAAAAATATTACTGACATATTAAAAAAATAATATAAAATAGATCTAAAAAAGGGGGGGGAGGTGCCGGGGTATACCCCCCCTCCCTGCATCGCCGGCCTCCTAAAAAAAGCTCCGGGGGTTATATTCTTAGAAGGTTTTCTGAGAGATGTGGATAGTTAAACTGACCACACAGTAAAAGTTTCCCACTTTCCTCTCTTTTCATGGGTAAAAACTATATTAAAACTAGTCCACATCTCTCAGAAAGTCTTCTAATAGTGTTTCAATCTAATAGCATATTCTTCAAAACTAGGCTAATAGTATTGAAAACAAATGGTGTTCTTTTCAAAGAGTAATTAATTTGTACAGAAAGGAAACGATTATGGCTGAAACTAATGTTCCCGAGCACATTACAGATCACATTGATGGCCCACAGGATGGCGACGGCCCGGATGATGTCGAGGTGAAGCAAGATGGGACAAGCAAATGACCTTTTAAATGCCGAACGAGGCGAACTTGGATATTCTCGTTGGAATGATCCCGAGGCTGGTACTAAGTATGGTCGTTGGTATGCTTCAATGAGTGGCGATTCTTACTATGGCGAAAGCGGAGTTCCTTATTGCGCCATGTTTCAGTCTTGGTGTCTAGCTCAGTCTGGTGTAACTGCTTCTGGTATGCCTGGCGCATATTGTCCTTCGATTCTTTCGGCGGCTCGATCCGACGGGGCTCTTGTTTACAACGAGGATGCTCAGCCCGGAGACTTACTTCTGTTTGACTGGAATGGTGATGGCAGCCCAGACCATATAGGTTGCTGCGAAGTTAACCATCCGAGTCAATCATATATGGAAACCATTGAAGGCAACACCAACAACGGATGTGTTGCTCGACGTACTCGTTCGTATTCTAACATCATCGGAGTAATCCGTCCGACATATTCAGTTGTTCCTGATCATCGCCATTCCGCGGTGCAGCTCTATGATGGAAACTCAACCGATGCCCAGAGGTTCAGTCGTATCAATCATGACGATGGATCACAGTCGTATATTTTCATTAGCTGTGGTCTCGCTCTTGATGTGTGCAATGGTCGTGGTGAAGCGGGAACCCCAATTCAGGCCTATGAACAAAACGGAACTGCGGCTCAAGGTTGGATCATGGAAGATGTTGAGAACGCATCCATCTACAAGCCTGGAAATGCGGTTCCCGTTGTTCTTCGTTCCGCGCTCGATCGTAATCTTGTTCTTGATTGCATCAGTGGAGGGAAAGTTGACGGTACTCCTCTTCAGCTTTGGCCGTACAATGGCACCGCTGCTCAGCAGTGGGCAATAGTCGATCATGGCGATGGAAGTATTACATTAATCAACGTCGGGTCTAGTAAAGCGCTCGACGTTGTCGGTGGAGGAAATTAGATAAATTATTTTTTTATGATCTATAAAAAAGCATACATTAGATAAGCAGATTTCTAATTTCAAGAAAGAAGCCTCAAAGAGTATTGCGGACGTGCAAAGCTTCTTATCTAATTTGTTTAAGTAGTTACTACGAAAAGAGAGTAAGAAGGTGACCAACCTAATGGCAAGAGTACGAAAGGCATCTTCCACTGACGAGCCAATGTCTTCGGCTCAGACTCCTAAGGACCAAGAAGATGTAATGATCAACTTGGCGATGAAACAGGCTGAGGAACAACTCCGAGAAGGAAAGGCTCCAGCGCAAGTTGTCGTTCATTTCTTGAAATTAGGTTCTACTCGAGAGCGGCTTGAGCAAGAAGATCTTGAGCAAAAGGTTAGGCTCGAGCAAGCTAAGACTGAATCTCTTCAGTCTCAGAAGCGTATTGAAGATCTATATTCAAATGCACTCAAGGCTATGCGCAATTACAGCGGCCAAGATGAAGCGCAAGATGACGAAGATGTATAGAACATATTCAGAATTGATGTCATTCAGGACATTTGAGGATCGATACAATTACG